ATTGAAGATGGCGAATCATAAGGGTTCAGAAGGTGTCGCAAAAATAGGGGCTAATACTATTGCAGAGGTCAGGGATTTCAGCATTAGTGAGAGCATGGCAACGATTGACGACACATCAATGGGCGACAGTGCTACAACCAAACAAGCAGGACTCACTTCTGCTTCTGGTTCTATGACCTGTTATTGGGATGAGACAGACACTAATGGTCAGGAAGCTATGACTATTGGGGCATCTGTAACACTTAACCTCTATCCAGAGGGCAGTGCAAACGCATCAACATATGCTACCTGTACTGCGCTGATTACAGAGGTAGGCGTATCTGCCTCCTTTGATGGAATGGTAGAGCGTACATTCTCTTTTGAAGTGAATGGTGCTGTTACTTGGGGTGCTGTGTAACTAAATATGAGGCTAGGGGGAATCCCCGAAAAGGAGTAGCCGAACCTCCCTGCCTCGTTCTTTTGTTCGGGTTTCACAATCGGAGAGACAAATGAGTGTATTAGACAAGGCGATAGAGCATTTTGATAACAAGGAAACCATAGAGATTGATGTACCAGAATGGGAAACAGTCATCTATGCAACACCTTTTACTCTTGCTGAACAAAAGAGATTGTTCAAGTTTGCAAAGGATGATGATCTGGAATTCCTAGTAAGAACTATCATTATGAAGGCTATGGATAAGAGCGGGGAGAAGATATTTGATCTCTCTGATAAACAGAAGATGATGAACAAGGTTGATCCCAAAGTATTGACCAGAATTGCCACAGAAATGAGCAGTTCCGAATCAGCAGAGGATCAATTGGGAAACTAAACAACGATCCTCAAGAGTACAATCTTTATGCTTTGGGGGATCGGCTGAATAAGTCAGTAACAGAAATCGAAGAGATGACTGTGACAGAATATAACGGATGGATGGCGTTCTATCAGTTGGAAGCGGAGAAGATGAGTGGCAACTGAAGATTTGAAAATTCGGATTCTTGCAAAGGATCAAACCAAAAGAGCCTTTTCTTCTACTAAAAAAGGCTTGGACGGGGTTAAGAAGGCTGTATTTTCTCTCAAAGGTGCGCTTGTAGGACTAGGAGCGGCATCAGCTGTAAAGGGAATTATTACGACTGCCTCTGAGGTTGAAAATCTCAAGGTTAGACTAAAGTTCCTTACTGGCTCAACTCAAAAAGCCAGCAAAGCCTTTCAGATCATGGATAGGTTTGCTTCCAGAGTTCCGTTCTCGCTTAAAGATATTCAACAAGGGTCTGCCCCTCTTCTTACTGTTGCGGACGATGTTAGTGAGCTGAATGAACTGCTAGAAATCACTGGTGATATTGCCGCTGTATCTGGTCTCTCATTCTCTGAGACTGCAATGCAACTCCAGAGAGCAATGGGGGCGGGTATCGCATCTGCTGACCAATTTAGAGAGAAAGGTATCTCTGCATTTCTCGGCTTTCAGTCAGGAGTTAGTTATTCTGCTGAGCAAACATCTCAAAAGATCAAGCAGATGTGGAGAGATGGAACAACTACAGCCAAAGGCGCAACCAATGATCTAGCAGGAACATTCACAGGGCAAGTATCCATGATGGATGATGCTTGGATGAAGTTACAGCTTGCGATGGCAGAGACAGGAGTCTTTGAGGAAGTTACAAAAACTGTTCAGCAGATTACAGAGACATTCAAAGATCCAGAGACAATCAAGGGTGTAAAGGATTTCGCTGGTGCGCTATTGGATTTATTCAAGTTTACAGTAGCTAATGCTGACAAGATTATTGCAGTAGGAATGATCTGGTTTGGCACAAAGCTTGGTGGACTTCTTGGCAAGAAGGGCAAGATTATAGGTGGCGCACTTGCCGCAATTATCGTAGCCATGAGAGAGTTAGGCTACACAGTGGGAGAAGCCAAAAAAGATACCGAAGAATTAGCGGAGCAGTTGACTGATGAGCAAAGAGAACTTCAAAAGCTAAATAAAATCCTTGCCAGCAATGAGGAGTATGTGTCATCACTGGGAGATTCCGCAGGGATATTGAAAAAGAAATTAGAGAAGATGATTCCGGGTGACGAATTATCTAGTCAGATTGCAAAAATCAAAACGGAATCAGAGCAATTATTAGCCCTTGCTGAGGTGGCTAATATAGGTGTGGGCATGATGCAGATGGACGGTGACATGGATTTAGGTATGGACACCGGCTTAACTGATGAGCAAATTGAGCGAACCTCTGCGTTTGTTGCCGCAATGGAAGAAGCCAATGCCATCATTCAATCAATGGACGAAGGCACATTTGCATTTATGAGTAAATGGGATGAAATGGCTGAGAAAGTATTGCCCCCACTGCAACAAATAGGCGAAATGGTGGCAGAGATATTTGGGGAAGGGGGCACGTTGGCAACAGGTATTGGTAATGCTACAGCCGATGCTATTATGTTTGGCAAGGACTTTGGCGACTCAATGAAGAAACTAGGGCAGACTATAATGCACACAGTAATCAGCAGTCTTGTCCAGATGGGGGTGCAGATGGCTATTAACTGGGCGAAGGAAAAATTATTCAAGACCGCATCAACAGCATTAGACACAGCATCTAAATCCACGCAGGTCGCCACGTCTATGGCGGCAATGACAACTGTTACAAGTGCCAATATAGCGGCAGGTATAGCAACAACAGCGGCATGGACTCCAGCGGCAATTATGGTGTCATTGGCAACACTGGGAACTAATGCGATTCCCGCTATGGCTGGAATGACTGCTACCTCAGCACTAGGACAAACTTTGGCGACAACCGCCTCATTCGAGGGCGGTGGATTCACAGGATCAGGCTCAAGATCAGGTGGTGTAGATGGCAAGGGCGGCTTCCCTGCGGTTCTTCATCCTAATGAGACCGTTATAGATCATACAAAGGGGCAAGGTGGTAATACTGCTAATATCAATTTCACTGTTAATGCTATGGATGCCTCCTCTTTTGCAACAAGCATGGTAGAGAATAGGGATATAATTGTTGGAGTAATCAGATCGGCATTTAATGAGCAAGGGGAGGCTGTAGCAATATGAGTTATCCAACAACTCCAACGCCCAGCAGTATTAAGATAACCAGTGAGTCACCAGCATTTGTTAGTGTTGCACAGAATTTAAGACGACAAACTAGATCAGTAGGCGCACAGCGATGGGATATTGAACTGGCATACCCTCCAATGACAAGAAGTGACTTTGCACCACTATGGGCGTTTATAGTTTCTAAAAAAGGAAGATACAGCTCCTTTACTTTCGTGCCTCCAGAGTTCGGAAATACAAGCGGAAGCGCAACAGGCACATTACTGGCTAATGGAGCGGCTTCAATTGGTGCAACTACCATTACATCTGATGGCTTAACAGGTACGCTTAAGGCAGGTGACTTCATTAAGTTCTCAGAACATGACAAGGTATATATGCTCACTGCTGATGGGAGTACCAGCCTATCTATTGAACCAGCGTTATTATCTGCCGTAGCGGACAATGAGGCGATCACCTATAACAGTGTACCTTTTACTATGGCGTTAGATGACAATACTCAGGCTATGACGATGGATACAGCGGGTTTTGTTGGCTTTAAGGTAAAACTGACAGAGGCATTCTAATGGCAAGGTTTACGGGAGACAACGCAACAGAGGCGGATAAGGATGCTAACCGACCAGTTCATTTAGTATCTGTTCACTTTGATGCTCAGACTACATATACCACAGATGCATTCCATCAAATAACATGGGATGGCAATACATATAATCCTGCTGGCGGCTTGCTCCAGATTTCTGATATATCAGAACAGGCAAAGGTAGTTGTCTCCACAGTAAACGTATCTCTGTCAGGAGTGGATCAAACATATCTCTCACTGGTTCTTGCAGAAGATTATATTGATAGACCGTTGAAGATATATCTCGGCTTTCTTGATGATGTAGGGGCATGGGTAGCTGATCCCATTCTAATGTTAGAGGGTAGAATGGATGCACCAAAGATTGTAGAAGATCCATCCAAAGGAACTTCTGTTGTCAGTATAGCCGCCACTAATGCTTGGGTAGATTTTGAGCGCAATACAGGGCGACACACAAACCACGAAGAGCAACAGACATACTTTGCAGGTGATAAAGGCTTTCAATTCGCCTCAGAGATACAGAAAGATATTCCTTGGGGAAGGGCATGATCCAGAATCTACCCTCAGACGCTTTGGATACCTCTCTGGCTGAATATAAAGCTCCCTGTACGCTTGTAGTGAATAATGTAGATGGTTGTCTACCCTCTCAATTTGAAGAGCATACAGCGCAATCTATGGAGGCTATGATTCTCAAAATGGATCAGATAGATGCTCCTGTAGCTCATAGATTCGCACCTGATATCTATATTAGAGAAGTATCATTACCTGCTGGTGCTTTTGTGATGGGGCATTATCACAAGACTAAACATCTAAATATCATGCTCAAGGGGCGGATTAAGTTTCTAGGTGCTGATAGTAATTGGGTAGAGATGACTGCTCCACAGACATTTGTAGCAGAGGAAGGCAGAAAAGTAGCTTTTGTCTATGAGGATACTATTTGGCAAAACGTATTCGCCACCAGTGAAACAGATACCGAGAAGTTGGAAGAGATGTTATTGCGAAAATCTGCCACATGGGAGGAGTATTTAGAGGCAAATGAGAACCTTCTTACTTTCGATTATGCAGAAGATACAGCAGATTATTACCTAGCGATTGCGGAGTTTGGATTAACTCATTCTCAAGTGCTGGAAATGACTACCAATACAGAAGATCAAATCCCATTCCCTTATGGCTCATATAATGTGCAGGTATCAGATTCAAAGATAGAAGGGAAAGGAATGTTTGCAACAGCATCATTCAAGACGGGTGATGTAATAGCCATTGCCAGAGTTGGAGAGAAAAGAACTCCAGCAGGGCGTTATGTGAACCATTCTTGCAAGCCTAATTCTATTTATATGGTTGACGGAGAGAATATCAATCTTGTAGCAAATCAGGATATTCAAGGCTGTAAAGGTGGAAGCCTTGGAGATGAGCTAACTGTAGACTATAGACAGGCATTGTCTCTGGAGGCATCATGTCAGGTATAGTTGTTGGTGCGGTTGTCGGTGGATATGTAGCAACAAGCATAGTTGTTGGTGTTGTAGCTGGTGCGGTTGTTGGTTATGTAGTTGGTGATTATATAATAGATGCTCTGACCCCTGATCTACCAGACCCATCGGACGGAGGCACGCAAGGGGCGTTAGCCAACAAGCCTAGCTCTAATGACCCAATACCTATCATTTACGGTACTCGCAGGATCGGTGCGACTAGAGTGTTTCTGGAGACAGAAGGAACGGATAATAAATACCTTCATCAAATCTTGGTATTGGCAGAAGGTGAGATTGATAGCGTTACAGAGGTCTGGATAGATGATGATCTAATCGGAGATTCCAAATACGACAGCTTTGTTACTACGACTATCCACACAGGCGCAGATGACCAGTCAGCTGATTCCACTCTGCAATCTACGTTGTCAAACTGGACTAGCGATCACAGATTGAGAGGTGTGGCATATGCTTACGTTAAACTAGAGTACGATCAGGACACTTTTGTAAGGGGTATTCCAACAGTTACCTTTACAGTTAAAGGAGCAAAGGTTTTTGACCCTAGAGACAGCAGTACAGCATGGAGCGATAATCCTGCTCTCTGCATTAGAGACTATCTGACCAATACTCGGTATGGACGTGGACTGCCATCCAGTGAGATAGACGACACCAGCTTCATCAGTGCCGCCAATTATTGTGATGAATTAGTTGATCTAACAGGCGGTGGCTCAACAGTTAAGCGTTATACCTGTAACGGCATTGTGAATACTGAAAGCGCATCAATACCTATTCTGAAAGCGTTAGTCAGTTGTTGTCGTGGTATGTTGGTATTCACTGCTGGCACGTATAAGCTAATTATTGATAAAGCAGAATCTACGGGGTTTGCCTTTACCGAGAATAATGTTATTGGTGGCTGGAATATCCAGATGGGATCTAAACGAAACCGCTATAACAAGATTAAAGCAGACTTCACCAATAAGGAAACTTCATGGCGTGATGATATTGCTATCTCTGAATCGTCTACATACAAGACTAACGACAATGATCTAAAATTAGAAAAGACCATCAAACTGCCCTTCAATACAGATATTGAAAGGGCACAGATGTTATGTGCATTAACCCTAAACCAATCACGCCAACAGATAGCGGTCACATTTATAGCTACTATTGAGGCTCTACAGGCAGAGGTTGGAGAGGTTGTAAGCATTACTGCTGATGGTATGGGGTGGTCAAGCAAGGCGTTCAGAATCGAACGCATGGATATTAAATCATCCAGTGAAGTAAAAGTGACAGTGCGTGAGTATGATTCCACCGTATATGATTTTGGAACTGTTGACGAGCAAGACTCAATACCTAATACTAATCTACCGACTGTAACCACAGCGGTTGCGCCAACAAATATAATAGCTACAGAATCACTCTACTCAACAAGAGACAATGGCATCAAGGCAAAGGTTGATCTCAGTTGGACTGCCTCAGATGACCAGTTTGTGCGTGAATATGAATGGGGTTATCTCAAGAATGGAGACTCTACATATACAACAGGGGTTACACGCTCCACCAGTTATACCATTTATGATATTGATCCAGCCAAATATACATTTAGAGTCAAAGCAATAAATAGCACTGGAGTATCTAGCGGTTATGCCACACTGATTCAGGAGATTGCAGGACTATTAACCGCACCATCCGCATTAACTGACGTTAATCTACAAGCGGTATCTAGTCTCGCTATCTTGTCATGGTCAGAGTCAACAGATTTAGACGTGAAGAACGGTGGCAAGATTGAGGTTAGACATTCTAACCTGCTCTCTGATGCAACATGGAGTAATTCGGTCTCTATTGGTACAGCGTTAGCAGGTACAGCAACAGTAGCGGTTCTGCCTCTCCTCTCAGGCACGTATATAATTAGAGCGGTAGATAGTTCAGGTATCTATTCATCATCTGCTACAGTCACAACAGAAGCGGCAACTGTACAAGCCTACTCCACCGTTGATACCGTACAGGCACATCCTAACTGGTCAGGTACGCATGATGACACAGTAGCGGTGGATGGCGTATTGAGACTACAAGGCAACTCTGATGTAGACGATTGGGCGAGCGTAGATGCAGTCTCCAGTATTGATCTAGGTACAACAGGTGTAGATGTTGGGGGAACTTACACATTCTCTGCTGGAATAGATGCAGGGTCAGTAAAAAGACAGAGATTGGTTAGGGATTTAACAATGACCACTATCAATAATGCCGCCACTATGGATGCTCGCACCACAAATATCGACAGCTGGATTGATTTTGACCAGACCGATAATTTGAGTGCAAACGCTATTGTCTATGTGAGAACTACAGATGATGATCCAACAGGGTCGCCAACATGGGGCGGATGGGAAAAACTAGAAGTGGTGGAGTATAATCATAGAGCATTTGAGTTCAAGGTTGACGTCACATCACCAGACATTGACCACAATATCAGACTTTCGGAATTAACGATTACATCACAGGAGATTGTATAGATGGCAACACATGACTATAACCTCGCTAATGCAGATGGAGCGACATTCAGAGCCGATCTGAACAGTGCCCTTTCTGCCATTGTTAGCCAAAACAGTTCGGCAAGTGAGCCGAGTACAACTTTTGCTTACCAGTTCTGGGCGGATACCACGAACGACCTGCTCAAACAGAGAAACGCGGCTAATAGTGGGTGGATCACTCTCTACACTTTAAGTACAGGCGATGCCGCATCAAATACTGTACCGACAGCCGCTATTGAGGACAACGCAATAACCCT